GCCAGTTGCGGCGGCGGCCAATGCGCCTTTTCCTGCTCCATCAGTTTCTACCCAGGAGCCGTTTGTTACTTCATTGGCAGCGGTTGCGTTATGCTCAATGTCGATTTCGGCATAGCCGCCGTCCTGCACCGAGCAATAACCATCGCTCTCGAATTTCTTCAATATGCCAACCGGAACACCAGCATCATCGCCAGTTCCAACCTCGCCAATTCCGGTTACTGCCAGCAGTTTACCCTCATCGGTTGCAGCGGTTATATCATCCGCATATTTATAAGTAGTTGCATGAAAACCAATCCCCATAAAAGCTTCTTTAGCTTCTGCATAAGTCATAGCCATTAATTAACACTTCCTTTCATAAAATTACTCACTCGCCACAATCCCAAACGCCTGAAGAGCGTCGATTATAGCGTTTACAGCAGTAGCAATTTCAGTCCCGGTTGCACTTGTCCCAAGGTCGGCAATTAATGCCGCTTGAGTACCACTTGCCACCGCGGCGCCAGAACTTGCCAACTTATTTAACTCAGCCGCCGTAGCAGTTACAGATGTTCCCGCGCCAGAGCCAAGCTTCAAATCAGCGACAGCAAGCACATCAACATTTTTATTCGCACCAAGAGCCAATGCCTTACTCGCCACTGCAGTTCCAGCAACAGAACCATCAAGCAGATTAAGTTCTGCTGCGCTCGCGGTAACACCAGATAGGTTAACTTCGGTTCCGTCAAGGAACAACTGCTTAAACTTGCCTGTTCCAGTTTTAATTCCACCTTTAGCCAAACTACTTCACCTACCTTCCAACCTTGTAGAGTTCGGGGTCAACCGCCTGTTGGAGTCCACCTTCCGGCAGGTGCAAGTCCTCGCCCTTTGTTCTTGAAGGCGGGATACCGAGTTTAGCCAGAGCTGAATTTTCCCATGCCTCGCCCATCTCCTTGATTTCGTCAATGGACAGGTTAGCGAACATCTTCTTATAGGTTTCCTCTTTGAAGTCGTTCTTCTGGTCGCGGACACCGGATGCAAGAGCGGCCGTGATTACATCCTCACGATATTTGTTGCCCAAGTCGGCAAGGGGAGTCAGTTCAGCTACCTTCGCAGTCAGTTCGGCAACCTCGGTATTCTTGGATTCCACGTCAAGCTTGAACTGTTCGTTTTCCTTGGTCAGGGCGTCAATCTGCCCTTCCAGAGCCAGTTTTTCTTTTTCGTCCACTTGGTTTTCACTTCCTTTCTTTGATTTGGCCTTTAGGGCCTCGTTTAAGGTTCCGTCAAGCGCATCTGCCATTAAGTGCTCGTGTCCTGCGTCTAATAGTTCTTTCACGCACTCTTTATGTTTTGCGGTCAACTTCGCCATTGTCCAACCTTCGGGTAATTCCTCTTCTGAATACATTTGGTGGTACAATTGATGCAGCTCGCTTGCATCACGTAGATTCTCGCTTTCAATCTGGAATGTCGCTGAGGTTGAGGATAAACAACAAAAAACCGGTGCGTCTTTGTTCACCAGCTTTAGGTCTGCTATGTTGTTGAGCTTTACCATCTTTTCAGTGTTCGGCGGTTTTTCACCACTTGCTGAAAGTCCCAATACCCCTGCATCGGGATAAGCCCCAGCGCAGACGATTGAGTTTTCTATCATGCAACTGTTATCTGGACGTGGCGGAGGCGCAGGTTTTGCTATTACAGTGCATAACACTTCTTCGCCATCATCCTTATAAACTCTACCGGGATAATGCCTACAGTTCTCATAGTCCCTTATGTCGTTATGGCAAATAGAACATTCGGAATATCCCCATGATACTGATACAGAGCTATCATGCAGTATACCAGCATCTATCTGTTGGCTAATATCATCGGTGGTAAAATCACCCACATAGGTCTTACTTGATTTTGGCATGAACATTGAGCCATCTAATTGCAATTTGTCGCCATCACTTACAAGTTCACCTTCAAAAAATCTGCCAAACGGAAGGGTAACTTTATCTACCCATGTATTACCGAATGTATGGTCTGCTATTTGCGCTACATCGCCATTATTGACGTTATTAAGGTATATTTCTAACAGCGAAGGGTCAAACTGTAGATACCTTGAAGGAATATAGCCAGTTCCTAAAAGTCGGAACGGATGAACATGCACATCATCGGCGCTTAGCTGAGTCTTTGCGAATCGGTTAATCTTTGCTAACTGTTCAGGTGTTGGTTTTGCCATTACTTACACCCCCTCGCCAGAATTTGAACTACAAGTAACTATCGGGGATGGATAAGCAGGGACAGGAATCGGAACATATAGAGGATTTTGGGAATTAGAAAATGCCTGTTCTTGCTCAATAATGGTTTCCACGGTTTTAATTACTCTGCCCTCAAGGTCATATTCGTGCGTTATTGTCTTTGTAACTACCTTCAAATGTCTTACCTCCCTTCATACTCATATCTACCGGCTTGCCGCCATAACTGCACCCTTTCAAAACTTCCATAATTTCCTCATCACGAAGTTTTTTCTTTGCCTCTATGACTGCTTTATCAATTTCGCTTTGTGTTGCAAGCCCCATCTAATCACCTACCCTACAACTTCATACGGGCAACCTGCTGTTACCGCTTTAGCTATTGCCGCAAAGGTCAAGGTATTGCCCGAACAAGCCGTTATGGTGCAGTAATAGTCCACGTTCTCAACAGTTACCTTGGCAACTTTGCCCTTGTATAAGTCAGTTTCAAAGCTTTTGGTTGTATCAACTATTGTAGTAGTGCTGCCGCCTGTTGCTACGTTGCGTACCGATACAAGCCTAACAGACGGAATTATCTCATCGGTTAGCCATTCATAAGCCTGTTGACTATAGTCCTTAAAACTCATGTTTCACTCCCTTTCTATTGATTCGCTGGGGGACTGCCATGTCTATTGGCTTCCAACCCGCTATTCTTGCGTTTCTCTGCCGCTTCCTTTTTCATTTCGTCCCAACCTTCGGGTAAGCCAACAAGTCCCAGTATTGAACGAATGAGATTAGTCTGCTCCAAATCGCTTATATCGCCACAGTCACGGGCAAATGTTATAATGTCCTGCCTTGTCTGCAATTCAGCCACTACCTGCAATTCGCTTCTTAGGTCTACTGGCGCAAATTCTACGTCTACCCAACCTCTAACACCTTCTAGGTTTAATGCCATCGTTAAAGCGCGTTCTAGCAGGTTTTCGACTACTTGTTGCACCGATTCTATTCCACGAGAATAGAGTTTTAATTCAGCAGCATAGGATTCTTTAGAAGTGTCTGCGCTTATGCCGATAATAGAGGATAAGGTTTTAAGCGCAGCAGCAAGTGATTTGTTGATCGTGTTTATTACTGCATCAACCCTAATGGTGCTACCTGCGCCGCCCTTGCCGACTAAATCTAAATCTGCACTATCCCACAGAACAGGTATGGCATCAGGCTCCAAGTTTCGCATAGAAGTCTGAACGTCAAGCCTTATCTTATCCATCCATTCTTTATACTTAACAGGGTCATTCTGAATGTGGATAGGCGCGTTCTTTTTGGCTATTTCCTCAAGTAACTTAATCCTCATACGAGGATAACCGGTTTGATGCACCGCTGCCTGCAGGTCATTCAAAAAGCCTATTTGCCAAGCCACTATCTGAATTAGCGATATTAGCGGGCTTGCCCCATAAGGGTCATCGGGCGCAGGGTCTAACGGCTGATATATGATTGTCGGATAGTCAATCTTTGTATAACCCATACTGCCAGGTATTGTCTGCTTCTGATATGGCACTAATCGCCCGTTTTCAGTCTTAAAGTAAAGTGTTGCGCTGTCAAAAACCTGTAGCCTATCCATCCTACCGATAGAGTTTAAAACTAATTCGCTACCAGCACCGCCGCGCATCATCACGTTTAAGAGCAGTTGGCCGCTTATTAAGTCAATTCCCCTAGCTTCTTGGAAGTGATTGCCGTTATTGGCATGGTTGAGCTTCCATATCAAGCCGTCTAGCACCTTTTGACCGCGTTTACTATCTTCACCCGTCACCGTTTTAGCTTTAAAGGTAAGTGTGGAATTGGCTACTCGCAGGAATTGCCAGATACTAAAGCTGGTTTCTGGATGGTTGTGTCGCAACAAGTCCAGCAGGTCATTTGTGCTATGGTTTTTGAATTGAGTTATGTCTAACTGCCTTGTCTGCTCGAATTTTCTAGGCATAAAGGCAAAGTTTAAATACCTTGCCATAGGATATTGTTCTGTTTTAGCTGTACCCGAAGATGGGGGATTATCGGGACTTCTAGCTTGCTCTTTTGACTTCGCAAATATCGCAAAGGGATTTTTCAATAATATCACCTGCCTTTACCAATTCACTGAAACACCGCAAATATCGGGCATCAAAGTATGCTCAAAGTCTGTCTGCACTTGATGGAATAATGCCGCTACCATTTGCAATGCTTCCGGCTCATCATCATATTTCAATGAACCCAAATAAATAAGCCCCTCAATGAGGGACTGTTGTGACTTATGAAATTTGATGTAGCCGTTTATTATCATCGGTTGTAACTGCGCTTTTATCCTAGAATGTTTATCCCCTCTAGGTTTCGGCTCTGTTACGATATTCAAGTAAGTACCATTTTTTGCTGATGCTTTTTGGACATTACCTGCAAAATATTCTTGATAGGCTACACCTTCAATGTAAAATTCTTGATAGTTAAATCTTATCTGCTTATCGAATATATCTAATATCTGTTGGTCGGGTGAACGCCTGCGGGCATCAGTTTCTACCACATAAAGATAACCGTTCTTATCCCTTGCCATAGTGCAGATAGAAGACAGGTCACTCTTTTCGTTCTTCCCTAAAGAGGGGTCTAATGCACCCTTTATGATACATTCCGATAAGTCAGGCAGGTATTCATAGTACTGAAAGTCATCGGGTGTAATCCAAGCTGTATCGGGGTCAATCGGCTCATTCTGATATTCAGAGTTATAAGCAGCAGGTCCCAAGTCGATTAGTTTTCTCTTATAATAGTAAATATCCTTAGCTTGAGGCCATATAACTTCTGAACCAGCTTCCATTTCTTCTTTGTGTTCTAAAAAGAATTTATAAGCATCTTCCACATTGTTTGGATTAGACTTATCGGTATAAATATCTTTCCAATCAATCCATAATGGGCTATCATTATCCTTTATTACTGCCTTGTATTTTTTAGTTCGATAACCCGGTTTCTGTAAAAGATTATTTAAAAGGCTATCGTAATGCAAAATTGTCCCAATGACCACCACATCGGTTTTCTTTGAACCTGCGTTCATCACAACCTTGTTAAACCAGTTCATCAAATACTTGCGCTGGTCTGGACTTCTAACGTTTTCGTCATTCTCAATATCATCAAGGATTATTAAATCAGGCCGGTATTGTTTGTGTTTGATACCACGAACCTTTTTTCCTGAACCCTTAGCAACTATCAAAACATCGTTTTTAAGCAAAATAGCATCAGTTTTCCATGTAGTTTGTCCTTTGAGCTTACCGAAATCTTCTAGTATGTATTCGTTTTCCTCTAATGCGGTTTTCACTTGCTTTAAGTCATCTATTGCTTGCTCACTACTATCTGAAATCAATACTATATAATGCTTTTTGCCGTATACAGCATTATTAGCCGTATAAATCGTATTCCAAGAAGTAGACTTCGCAGATTCACGAGGGGCAGCTATGATAACTGTTTCGCCGCCACCACTTTTCTCTATCCTCCGCATTTCCGCATATTGCTCATGGTGAAATTCACATGGCGGTAAAGAACAGTATTCGGGGAAATATGCTCTACCGAAAAATTCGTAGTCTATGTCCCCTAACTGCTTTCTCAATCCATACGGGCCAGTCAAAGGCAGTCCATGGCTAATTATGTTACCTGCTTTATCCCTTATTGGTCTGTCTGCCATTTCCTGTATTTGTTCTTCGGTAAAATGCTTCGGCAAGTATTCAAATATTAAATCAGCTAAATACTGCTCATAATCCATGCAACCACCACCCAATACAACAAAAAAACCACCGACATAAAGCCGATGGTCACTAATCGAATTATTATGGAGCCGACTAGAGGTCTTGAACCCCTAACTTGATGTTTACAAGACATCCGCTCTACCAATTGAGCTAAGTCGGCATATGGCAGGAGTGACAGGACTCGAACCTGCATATCAACGATTAACAGTCGTTTGCCTTACCAAATCGGCTACACTCCTACATTGCCGTTGCTTAGGCTCAACGGCTAAAGCCTACGCATTTCAGGTGAGCAGTCCGGGGACTTGCACCCCGGAACGGTTATGGCTTGTGCAGTCATAGGCGGGACACATCCTCGTGCATATCCCCCCATAACCTCTTTTAGCGTCTATCTTTCGCCACTGCTCACTAATTCAGGTAAATATTAAACGGGTATTCTCTCACCTAACGGGTGTCGTTGCTGAATAAATCAGTATCATTGAGGATAGCCGTCTATATCCAGTTTTTATAATCATCTTTTATGGTCCGATAAAACGGTATAAATTCGTTTTTGCACCGCGTTATCGTACCTTCCTTATCTACATGCACTTCAATTATCCAGCCGCCCACATGAGCAGCTATTCGTTTGCCCTTCATCCATGGGGTTTGAGCACAAGCAGTACCACACTCGAAAGCATGAATATTGCGATAAAAAAGATACATAGATTTATGATGATGTCCATTTAGCAAAATATTGGGTTTCTCGCCACCGCTCATAGAGTCAATTAATTTCTGAATGGTGTATGATAAAGCGTAGGAATTATGGGACCATGTAGACTTTCCATTTCTTCTAACTAGAATTAATTCATTAGGAACCTTACAACAATAAACCTTGCCATTATATAAAATCGTGGATGGTAGTTCGTTGACAGTTGGTTTAGTTTGAATACTGCAAATATTTACCGTGTCTTTATGTTCGCTTACCGCATACCCGCATTTAACTGCCATTTCCATAAAATCGGTTCTGAGTTGTTTTGAGATACTTTTAAACCCAAATCCTTTATTATTTATCCAACCATCGCCACGAATCATAATATCAAGAATTTTTTTAAGATATGAAGTTGGTAATTCCTTAATGAAACTAGGTAGATGTTTTTCACGCGAACCTTTTCCACAAATATTATGTATATGTTGAGCTAGTTCAACAGAATCAATAATAAAATCCTTATTATCTCTACCTCTGATTCTATAATTAATACCCATCCTATCTAAAAGGTTAACGATCATTGCATGATTTTCTGGGTTTACTCGCTGACTCTGGCAAATGGAAAGACGTTTTTTCCCAACATATCCTTCAGTCACAAACCACGCAATAAATTCTATAAAATCATCAATAAAAAAGGCACCATAATGGTGCATTTTATCAGCCATACCCTTATTTTTACTTTCAATAAAAGGAATTTTTATTTCAGTGTTTTCAATTTTTCCTTTCCATTTATCGCATGAATTTGTAAATTGCCATCGCTGCCTACAATAATTATCATATATTTCTTGAGCAGTAACCCTTTTCCAATTGTAATCAACCTTAGAATGTGATTTTGAGGGCATTATAAGATGTTCTTTAAAATTACTTTGCGCAGGATTTCTTCTTACCCATAAGCCATGATTAGGTGTAACCATTAAATCAACCGTACGACTTTTAAAATGAATCATATCCCCAGAATAATCCTGGATAGTAATTTCGGTCGGTTGCTGCCATTGAAACTCATGTTCAGATTTTGTCATAGTTGCCACAAAGTCGGATTGATTTAATTCGCTAAATAATTTCCATCCATCTTTAGTTAATATTTCGGTTTTATCATCAAAACAAGCCCCATCGAGAGGATGGTTAACTTCGATGGTACAATTAGGAGTAAGATTGATTTTTGCATTATAAATACCTAAATACTCCAAATCCTCTCGCTCTCTTGCAATAGCTTTACCAATATCATGCCCACCGGTTTTTATATGACTTGTGTCATGGTTTCCAAGTACAAACCTTGTCTTTATGCCTTTGCGGTAAGGATGATTCTTAATTATGTAATCTGCTTGGTCGTCTGCTCCATGAACAAATATTTCATGCTCATGCCCAGCGCGCATCTTAAAACCATCGGATATGTCACCAGGGTCGTAAACTGTTCTTATTCCCTCTGCCTCAAATGTGTCATACAATTTATTTAATAGCGTCAGCTGTTGATATTTAGAGCAAAAATGCTTGTCCGACACTACTCCAAAGCGAATAATCTTATTACCGCTCCATGGTTCATCATGAATATTTTCTTGTAGCACAACTGTGCGGCATAAATGCAAAATTCCATCCCGGTTCTCTATTGAATAACCCTGCTCTATTAAATCATCTATATAAGCCTGCATCACCCTTTGAGATACTTTAAAACTGTCGCTAAGAGCAGACAAGGCAATCTCTTTGTTTAGAGCTTTTAAAACCTGCTGGTGAACATCGGGACCGGAATCTTTTGCAGGCATAGAAAAAGCCGGATTATCATCTTTCCCGGCCTTTAATAACGAATCTATCTCTTTTTGGTTCCGCTGGACAAATCGCCTTAGGTTTCGTTCATCCATCCCTAGAACTCTTGCCACCCCAGCTTTAGAACCTATCTGTTTATAATGTCTTGCATATATCTCCGGGGTAAGTTTCGGTTTTTTCCCCATATTATCTCTCCTTAAATTCTCCACATTCGCCACACCACCCGGCACTTTACCACTACTCCCCAAGGAGTTCCCAAAAGTGGAGATAAAATATAAAAACCCCGCACTGACGGGGCTTAATCACATATATTTTTTGTTTTTAAAATCCCGTATTGAAGGATGCTCGTCCATCAGGCATCACCTGCCTATCCTTATACTGCCTATAGCTTCTGCTAGAGCCAAGGCAACGAAAAACGTCATCCACGGATGAGCTATACACCATTCTGCCATTAGGCATCACCACCTTAATATCCTAGCCAGCATCGCCTTCCACGTTCGTCAACTCCCATTAGCCAAAACCTGTTTCTAGTCCGCTTGACTTGCCAGCCTTTGGCTTTATAGATGAAATATTCCCTGCGATTTATTGCTTTCAAAATCCTTCCTCCTCCACTATCGCCTTTAACTGCCGCAAACTAGCGTCTAAATCCTTGTTCACGATACAATAATCGGCGATATCCAGGTTATCAAATTCGCCAGACCGGAAAGCGTACCTTATCCTGTCGGCTATGGCATCTTCGCTGTCGCCCCTAGCCCTCATTCGCTCCGCTGCCAGCTTGACGGGCACATAAACATAAATGACTTTTACCCGTTCGCCATAAAGGGCCTTAAATTGCTCTACACCAGCCTTATCCACTATCGCAAAGGCGCAGCCATTAGATGACAAAACTCGTTCAACCTCGCGCCTGCTGGTCCCGTATAAATTAAAGTTATATTCCGTCTGCTCCACCATTTCTATCTGAGCAAAATCCTCATGCTTCACAAAATAATAAGTCTCTCCCTGCAACTCGCCCGGACGTATTAAGCGCGTGGTATGACTGATCAACTCCGGTATGCCCAACTCTTTAAAATATTGCGCTAACGTGGTTTTGCCGCTGCCGCTGGGGCCGACAAGGAGATAAATCTTTTTCTCGCCCACGGCAAATT